GCCTCCGGAAAGGCAGGCTTCGTCGTATCAGGTAAACGAGTACCCGAACGAACATACGTTAGATCGTATTGGTGTATATTTACACCTAAGCGCTTGCAGATTCGATCTGCGTATGAACTATTAGGATATTCACCCCACCAGCAGTCCCAGATGGGCTGCTTCTAGAGTGTTCTCTAGGTTGGGGGGAGTAGGAAGTGATTCCTACTGAAATCCTAACCTCCACTCTACCCGGGTGGAAGGAGAGAACACGTATAGAGTACGGGCAACCGTACCCTATAGTCCGTCCCTAAGTTACAAGCTAAGCATAGTAACTATAAGGTTCCTCTTGGTTAAACCGAGAGAGGATAGGTTCTGGCTCGTAGCCAGTTAGCCCTGACGTAAAGGGGTGCCTACTCTCTTCCGGAGGCCGGGAGCAGCGGGGATTCCCGTTGAGCTGGTACTCGTAAGAGCCAGCGTAGCCGAGATTGGTAGTTGCGGCTACCGGGGACGACACCGAGAGGTTGACGCTAGAAGCATCGGATCCTCATCTGGTGACTACCGTCGTCTTGGAGTAAAAGTGTCTCTGCGCGAGTTGCTAGCTGTTAAAGGCTAGTAGGACGGTGCCCTCTTCACGTCGTGAGGACCTCCACAGGTCAGAACCACGCGGGTTCTGGGGAGCCCATCGAAAATCCAAGAGTAATCTTGGGGGGCTTGCGTATGCATGATATTGCCGAGACCAACGGTAAGGAGCACCCGCTCCTAGGCTGCTAAGCCGACCTGCGGCCCGCTCTGCCTAGGTGGAGCCGGGGAACCGAAGGGATAACGGGTCAAATTATGCTTTAAAACATAAAGTGACATGCTCAACATCAGACACCTTTACGGGCGTTTGGTGCCAAGCACGCTATCCTGGTCCTTCTGCGTAAAAACAGAAGTAAAACTGGCGGCACTGCTCTTGCGAGTGGTGCCGTTGGTCTTTGGGCAACTGTCGGCCTCGTTGGTAAAGGTAGTATGGGGATATGCCAAGAACGTAAGACGTATCCTACGTGGGTCTGGGACCCGGGGGTTGGCCATTTACTTGAAAGCTTGCTACCTTGTTACCCAACAAGTGGCAGGTGGACAGGTGGTGGAAAGCCCTTGGGCTCTCGGAGGCAACGTCGCGAGGACTCGTAAGGGTCTCCCGCGGATCATCAACCCACAGCACCGAACGTTGATCCTTAAGGGGGACATATCGATCATCAGACTTTGGCTAACTCTCTTTGGGCTCTACAGGGTGGTAGAGTTCAAGGGAGCGCTGAAGCTGAAGACGATAACGAACCCGGGGGTCGACCTATCGGCGTTCATGGGTCGGTGGGAAGCGTGGGTCCCTTGCTTCTACGCGAGAGCTCGGTTAATCTCGGGCGATCCGTGGACGCTGGATCCAACTAGGGATCTGACGATCCGATCCATCCCGTTTATCCGAAAGAGTTCACCTAACAGCCAAGGGTTGGGCGCTCTTGTTGCTCTCCCATTGGATTGTCTCCTTTGGGCGAGTGACAGGACGCACTCCCTTGCGTTGGTAAAGTGGCTCAAGAAGATAGATGAGCTGGATTTTCTTTGGGCGTGGCAGGGGGTGCGGAAGTGCTTTCTAAAGTTAGCATTTCTTCACTTTCGAAGCGCGCCTCGAGGGGAACTGGTTAGGAACTTGCCCCATCTGGTGAACAGAGAGGGTCCTCTTTCCGAAGAGGATTACTTAATGGCTTACCAGTATGCTCGGCACGGGCCTCTCCAGTTCGGAAAGCTGGGTTTCAAGGAGGAACCAGGGAAGATCCGCGTCTTTGCCATGATGAATATCATCACTCAGACTCTGATGCAACCCTTGCATCAGTGGATATTCCGTCGTTTGAGAATCCTCCCGAACGATGGGACGTTTGATCAGCTGAAACCCATTAGTAAGCTGCTTAAGCGGGTCGGCAGAGAGCGATTTTGGATCGCCTCTTACGATCTATCAGCGGCAACAGATCGCCTGCCATTGGCCCTCCAGTGCAGCCTTCTGCGGCCCCTGTTGGGTGAGGATCTGACGGATCTGTGGGCTTACTTTATGGTGGGCCACCCCTACGGACTTCCGAAAGTAGCGACTAGCTACAATCTGGGGTTCACTAGGGTCTGGTACGCCGTGGGGCAACCCATGGGTGCGTTGTCAAGTTGGGCTATGCTCGCATTGACTCATCATGCCATCGTACAATATGCAGCACACCTTGCTTATCCTATACGAACCAGCTGGTTCATTAGGTATGCGGTGCTAGGAGACGATGTGGTCATTGCTGACCAAGCCGTCGCCGCAAAGTACCTCGAGGTCATGAAGGAGATCGGGGTTGATATCTCGTTAGCCAAATCGATGGTATCGACAACGGGTTCTTTAGAGTTCGCCAAACGGACTTGGATCTCGGGGCGGGAAGCCTCACCTATCCCACTTGCCGAACTCTTGGTGGCCCTTTGCCACTTGGGAGCTCTCGAGCAATTGGTGAGAAAGTGTTCGGCATTCGTGACCCTTCGAATGTCGTCCGTAGCACGCTTTGCGGGGTTCGGTTACCGAAACTTGGCGCAACTGCCAGTTGCGTTTAGTGTAGGGAATCGTCAAGGTCGCTTATTAAGTTACCTTACCCGACCTGGCGGTGTTTGGCCAATGCCTGTTGAGGCTTGGTTAAGTGCTGTAGGCCCTGGTCGGGCAAGTCAGCTTCGGGACCACCGGGTCTGGGCTACGGCTCAGGCTCTGTGGGAGCGACTGACTTCTTCCATCCTGGATCGGGCGCAGCGGTTTACGCACACGCTCTACTTGGCAAGTGAATGCCAGTACGCTGACATTACCGTCAAACGAAGAGAGCGAGGCTTGGTAGCCTCGTTCCGATCGGGAGGCGATAGTGCTAGCGCACCTGGTGTTACCGCTACCGAGGGGAGAGGGCTAACTTCACGGAAGAGTCCGTGGAGCGCTCCAGTCGTGGAGACTCTCGGCTTAGATGTCCATCGGGACGTCTGGGCCCAATTCTTCACTGATTGGGTTGCGTATCCGTTTACCAAACGACTCCGAAGGGTGCTAGAGAGAGCTGATGAGCGACTCCAAGTACTTCAACCGAAGTCTCAGCCTCAGTGGGACCGGTTAGATGAGCTTTGGACGGAGATCTTTGAAACGGAGGAGAGCATTGCTGCTCTTCCTTCGCGCATTGACTATCTCGATCGGGAGACCGATGAGATCGCGCCGTCCTCACGGTTGATTACCATGTGGACGAAGCTCCGTGCAATCGCAGCTCGTAGGACCGTTCCTCCTGTAGAACTAACAGATCGACTTGTCGTCCCGGCCCCGCCGAGACGACGACGCCCGTTAGTCTAGTCAAAGATGAACGGGTGGGGCGCCTGAAGTTAACGGATCGGACAGGCTTCGCATAAGCTGTCTCGAGACCGTCAAAATAGACGTGCGCACCTAAGCGCTATCTGGCCG